TAGAGAAAGAACTTGATAACATTAATATCCCAGATGTCACTGAAATAAAAACTGATATAGCTACAATTAAAGCAGACCTCCAGAGTCTAGAAAAATCTATTGATAAACTAGAAACTGGAAATCCACTAGCGGGTTAGTTACTTTAAAACGTTTAGCTCTCTTTGAAAGAAAGCATGTAAGTCTCCCATCTTTGTCTTACCGTTACGGAGGATTGTTTTGATTAGGTCTCTCTCATCTTTGGGAAAGATTTCATCTACCATGTCCTCCGGTAACATACTAAACTCTGTCACAATTTCATTTTTCCTAGTGAGTAGGACTTTGAAACTTACCAAGTTAGCCTCACTCTTATTAATCATTAGTCTTCTCCAAGTTTGCAAAAGTAATTTTATCTTGTCTACCACGTAGTCCTGCTTTCATATAAGAAGTTGCACGACCTTCAAAGAAGTTCTGATGTTCAACACCCATCACTTCATCTAACCACCCAAGAGGGTTATCTCTCTGGTCATAATTAGTTTTTAATCCAAGCTGTAGTAATCTTCTATCAGCTATGTATCTGTTGTAAGCATACATATCTTTCTTAGTAAGTCCTTCAAGGTCTCCCATGTCAAACACTAGGTCTAAGAACTTGTCCTCAAGGTCTACCATCTGTCTACATATCTCATAGATTTCTGCTTTGAAATCATCTGTCCATATATCAAGGTTCTCTTGAATAAATTCTCTAAACAATTTAGTCATAGCTTCAACGTGCATTGACTCATCTCTAATAGAGTAAGTAACTATCTGACCCATACCTTTCATACGTCCGAAGCGTGGGAAGTTTAACAAGATTGCAAAGCTAGAGAACAACTGTAGTCCTTCTGTAAAGGCTGAGTAGACTGCTAAAGTTTTTGCAATGCTTTGTCTATCAGACTTAGTTGTCTTAATGTTATGTACATACTCGTGCTTGTTAGACATCTCTTCGTACTCTGCAAAGGCTTTGTACTCTATCTCCGGCATACCTACTGTATCTAATAGTAGACTGTAAGCATGTTGATGAATTGATTCCATGTTTGCAAATGAACCCATCATCATCCTAGCTTCAGGCTTTCTAAAGATACGCATGTATCTATCAACATACCCTGCACCTACATCAACATCTGATTGAGTAAACAACCTAAAGATTTGTGTGAGTAAATACTTCTCTTGCTTTGATAACTCTTGCCAATCTTTGACATCGGTGTGAAGTGGTACAGACTCAGGCATCCAATGCATTTGATTCTGTAGTACATAGTAATCGAACATCCAAGGATTATCGAAAGGTTTATAATGGTCTCGTGTATCTAGTAAGCTCATGTGTTCTCCGTGTTAAACTTTCTAATTAAATATTTAAAATTCTTGATTACATATCCAGCGTAATCATCTGTTTGTGCAAAAGGTCCTTTAGTTTCATCAATGTAGTCAACCCACATACGACTAGTAAAGCCTTTAAATTCTGTTGTAAAGATGTTTGTAAATTCTTCTTGTGTCATATTACTCTTTTGGTAAATATACTATTACAGCTGAGTTACATTTAGGACAACTTAAATTAGTTTCTATAATGTACTCATCGTTCTCATCTTCTATGTCGTGATCTCCACCCCATATTAATTGTGTTCCACAGTGCCAACAATTCATATTATCCCTCACAAGCTATGCATTCAACATCATCTAGTTTGATGCGTTGGACTTTTAGATTAACATTCTCTGCGTTACGAGCAGCATTAGTTCTAAAGTAATACAAAGACTTTAGTTTATTCATACCATACCAGTGTACATCATTAACATACTGCATGTACTCATCGTGTACTTCTTGTGTCTCTGTTGCTGTGGGTATAGTAAAGAATAAATTAACTGACTGAGCCTGACAGATAAACTCTTGACGTTTAGAAGCGTGTTCTACTATCCACATCTGGTCAATCTCGTTAGCAGTTTTAAATATTTCTTTCTCTTCATCTGTAAGAATATCTAAGTGTTGAACTGAACCTTCGTTACCTGCTATGTCTTTCCACACATCTTTTAGCTCAGTCTTGTTTAGTTTTTTATCAGATAGTAATTCTTCTAAGTGTCTGTTCTTGACTTGGAACGAACCTGATAAAGTTTTGTGCGTATAAACATTAGCACGATATGGCTCAATCGAAGGAGAAGTACCACCACATATGATACTAGAACTAGCGTTAGGAGCAACAGCGAGTAGATTAGCGTTCCTCCTGCCACTACCACTGACATCAGGAGCTTCTCCACGTTCGTCTGCAAGTCTTTCAGAAGCTTTGGTTGCCTGTGTTTTAATGTGTTTAAAAGCTTTATGGTTGAAGCCCGTAGCGTATATACCTTCAAAAGGAAGGTTGCGTGATTGGAGATACGAATGGAATCCCATCGCACCAAGACCCAACGACCTTTCTCTATAAGCAGAGTAGGCAGATTTAAGAAAGCCTTCTTTGCCCGGCTTAATATGTTTTTGAAACCTTTTAAAGTTTGCATTGTATTCTCCTAAGTTATCTGTATCAACAGCGTTATCAATATAATGTTGAAGCACGTTGTCCAACATGGTTATTAAATCATTAATGAACATAGGATTCTCTGACCAATCATCAAAGTATTCTAAGTTCACACTAGACAAACAACACACTGCTGTTCGTTCTTCGTTGGTTGGTAAAGTAATCTCAGAACAAAGGTTGCTCTGTTTGATTTCTAAACCTAAAGCTTTCTGTTCTTTAGGGAGAGCATCGTTACATGTATCTATGTTGACCATGTAAGGTTCACCTGTCTCTGCTCTAGCGTTAATCATTTGCCACCAGAGGTCTCTAGCGTTTACAATTTTAGTAGGCTCGTTAGTCTTAGGGTCAATCAATCTAAAGTCTGCATCTTCTTCAACAGCTTTTAAGAACTCATTGGTAATGTTAATACCGTTATGAAGATTAAGATTCTTACGATTAATATCTCCACCGGATTCTTTACGCATGTTTATGAACTCTTCAATCTCAGGGTGGCTAATGTCCATGTAAGCGGCATACGAACCACGTCTTGTTGTGCCTTGATTAAAGGCTAACATCTGAGAATCTACGACATGCATAAAAGGGATTGAACCAGTAGACTTACTACCGTGAGTAGTAGAAATACCGTTACTCCTAATGTCTCCCCAATATCCACCAATACCTCCACCTGAACTTGCCAACCATATGTTTTCATCATAGTGATCTGATAACCCAGTACGACTATCAGGTACATAATTAAGGAAGCAGCTGATAGGAAGCCCACGACTTGTTCCCCCGTTACTAAGTATAGGAGTGCTAAACATGAACCAACAAGAGGAACTGTAGTGATAAAGTCTCTGAGCCAAATCAAAATCTGTGTGACCTTTGTAGGTGGCTGAGAAGACTGCTGCTCTGGCGAAGGCTTCTTGTGCATGTGTTTCATTCTCCCATAAGTATCTATCCTTGAGTGTATCAAGGCTGAACTTATCTAAATTTCTTTCGTTACTGTAATTAATTTTGATACCAAGATATTCCTTGATACCTACTTTGTCTTCAACCATTATGAGTTCTCTGTGTCGTGTATGTTAAGCATTATTATACCATAATGCAGTATCTTTAGCAAGTCTTTTCTGTTCTTTCCGTCCTTGTTTCCATAGCGTTTAGCGTACTTCATAATGTTACCAAGTGTGAATCCTTCACCGTGTCCTGAGTCAATAATAATATCTGTTGCTTGATACTTATCTGAAGCATAATGCTCACCATAGGTACCATCAATGTAAGCCTGTACCTCTTGTATTAATTGTCCTTCATTAAATTTATAGTTCATTGTTTCTCCAGTCGTCAGGTAAAGTATCTTCACTGTACCATGTAAAATTATTTGTTTCAGCCCACTCAGCGTGGGTTCGTTTGGTTCCGTTCTTTCTCATCTTAGCTCCCGGCATAGGGGCAAAAGGTTTCTGGAATAAAAACACTAACTCGGTGTAACTTTTGTTAAGTGCTTCTCTGATGTGTATGTACTTACTGTACTCAGCGTGATCCCAGAACCTGCCTTTCGCTTCGAGTAGTATTGTTTTACTACCTATCTTCTTTACAAAGTCTGGCTCATACTTATGGTGTATGACATATTCTACCTTGTTCCAATGATGTTTCCACTCTTGTAAAATGGTTTGGTGAATGTCATACTCCCATAAACTGTCATACCCTTTTGGTACATTAGTTTTCTTTGGTCGTGGTTTTCTTGGTACTCTTCTAGGCATTGATGTCCTCCAAGGTTAGATTAGGATTACGTTTTACTTGTTTGTAAAACCACCTTAAACTATATGCACTTAGAAGAAACTTATTGTTAGCAAAGATGTGGGTCTGTTCAGGAAGAAACTCTGAGATATTTTTTTTATTAATCTTAGATGTATCTTCTCCGTCCGGAACCATTGTTCTTAACCACTCAATGAGTAGGTCTTCTGATCTTCGTCTTAGTTGTTTAGATTTTTTTTGATTCATAGTTCTTTACTAATTTCCAATAGTTTAAAATGCTGTTAAACATTTCTGTGTGTTTTGTTTGAGAGTCTCTGTCCCAGATGTGACATGAAATAACATCATGTTGTTTTCTATCTACAAAGATAGAGACACGTTCAACGTCAGTGTAACCACAACCCTGTGCATAAGCAGACAACTGCATACCGTGTTCATCGTATACTAATTTAGCAGGGTCTTTACCTTCTAAGTTATCTTTAGTTTTAAAGTCTACAAAGATACCAGTAGTAGAATATAAATCTATCTTACCACCGTAGCCTAAGTCAGCACAAAAAGAATCTTCTG